CTGCAACTATGATGGAACCACCTCCACCACCAATGGCGAACATAGTGAAATCATCAGCCTGTGAAAAAGCACTACTGGCTGTCATGATTCCAGAAGAACTGAAAACATGATATCTGTAAACACCTGTTGGTGAGTTTGAATCAGATATATTGAATGCTTCATTACCACCTTCTAGTGTAAAGGTAGCAACTTCTGTTCTGAAATTATAAGTATCTGATCCATCATATGCATCACCACCACCATTAGAAATTCCACTTGAAGGAAGAATTACAAATACATTAGTATCAGTATCAAAATCTTCTGCTGGGTTGATAATCAGTTGAGTACCTGCTGTTGAGATACCAGAGGATGGTGTACCATTAGTAATGGTGAATGTTGTAATTGCAGTTCCAGAGCTGGACCCACTGCGAAGAACAATATCACCTGTTCCATTGAACTTGATATCTTGATCAAAGGTAATTGTAATATTCGTGCTTACTGAATTACCAGTGGTTAGAGCTTCAGGGCTAAAGGCAATAATTCTTGGTGAAGAACTGATGGGTAAGTTGGTAAGGCCTGAACCATCACCAAAAAACTTATTGGCAGTTACAGAACTAGAAACAGATACATTACCAGTTACATCAACACCAGTGGCAGTGACAACACCTACTTGGCCAACTGAGAAGGCTGATCCAACCAGAATTTCTCCACCAGTAACAACAATTCCAGATCTGGCAGTGATTAAACCAACAGAATCAATGTTGGTTACATCTTCATAAGTCAATGTACCACCAATTGAAACACTGCCACTGAAAGAAGCAGTTGTTCCTGAAATGTTATCACTAAAGGTTGCGGAGGAAAGAGTGGAAACACCACTCACAACCAGAGTGTCAGCAACAACATGTGCTGTGTTTGCCAATCCAGTAATGGTTACATTACCAGTTGCTCCAGAAACACTGATGTTGTCACCAGCGGTGATTGATGTAACGATCCCAGTTAGATCGACACCAGAGACTGGTGGAAGTGTTGCTGGGAATCTTGCATCTGCAATTGTACCAGTGGTGATGTTAGCAGCATCAGCAAGATTGGTTGCTGTAGTTGCGGTTCCTGTAACATCTCCAGTGACATTGCCTGTCAGATTACCCGTAAATGTGGTTGCTGTGACATCGGTATCTGTCATTTCGATACCAGATCCGACAGCGAATCTTCTTCCTGTTAGTGGAACTGTGCCAATACCAAGTGCATAGTTGAGAATGAAAGAATCAGTGGTTCCAGCACTGATGGTGTTTTCTCTTCTCCACACTATTTTCTTGTAGTAATCTTCAGCAGAAGTAGAACCAATACCAGTAATTAGTGGATTACCTTCTGTGGATGCAATACCAAAACCACCAGCATCTGCAGAGAGATCAGTAGCAATGTCCTCAGTTGTGGAGGTAACACCCAGTCTTACAAACTTTCTTGAAATATTAACCGTCTCTGTATCATAAGAAGTAACAGTTCCGCCAATTGTCACATCTCCAGTAATAACAACGTTTCCGTTATTGGTAACCTGACCAAAGTAATTGACATCTCCAGTTGCATTCAGTGCACTGAGTGTTGTAACACCAGTAACAACGAGAGAATCAGCATTGATATTTGCTGTGGTAGCAGTTCCTGTGATAGTTACGTTTCCAGTGGAACCAGACAGAGCAATGTTGTCTCCTGCAGTCAGAGTTGTAACGATACCAGTTGGCAGTGTCCAACCATCACCAAGAAGAGTATAAACCTCACCAAAGTTATCGTTTGTTTTGCTTCCGCTGGTTCTTAGCGAATCACCAGTTCCGTCATTCGCTGTTGTTCCAATACCAATTACTTGTTTTGCCATTTCGTCTCTCTGGAGATTCTGGGTAGAGTCGTAAAGTTATTTATCTCAAGGCATTCCAAAGGGATTTGTTTCTGAGAAATCCAGAATTAAATCTGCTCTTGCTTCAATGTTGTCATTGTCAGCAAACGGTGTAACCAAATCATCCTTATTTTGAACGGAAAGAACATACTTGGCACCCGAGTCATTACCAGTGATAACCTCACCAGGTATGAAGTCACCATCAACAATAGAAACTTCAAGTTCATATGTAGCAAGAGTCCATTGCTTAACTCTTGCTGTTGTTCCAGAAGTTCCACCAGTAACAACTTCGTTGAAGATAAATGATCCCTCACCGATTCCAGTTCCAAATCCTGTTGGTCCTGCAATTGTGATGGTTGGCGCATCTTGATATCCAATACCACCGTTGGAGATGTAAATTGCTGTTACCACGCCAGCAGAGTTGATTTGACTCCAGAGAACAGCAGTTTGTTCGTTTGCTTCTTCTTGGTTATCCATTGTAAACTCTGTGGAGTCCATAGTGATAGATCCACTGTCTAAGGATGGGTTATCACTTTGTGGTGTGCTGATGGTGACAACTGGATTGGTTGAGTATCCAGCACCACCATCAGTAATGGTAACAATTTGAACAACACCATCTGCAATTCCAGCGGTTGCAGCAGCACCTGTTCCTCCTCCACCTTGGATCGTAATCCAGGGTGGTTCAGTATATCCACAACCAGCATTGCTCAGATTGATTGCTTCAATCTTTCCACCATACTCACCATTACAGTTGGTATAAACATTAGTGATAGAAGCAACACCAACTGCAGTTGTTCCTCCAGCAGGAGCAGATGAGAACCCAATAAGTGGTTGATTCTCATAACTACCACCCATATTGGAGATGTAGATACGATTAACAGCACCAGTAGTGCAAATTCCTGCGGTTGCTGTTGCGGTTCTTCCTGATCCAATCAGTGTCAGAGTTTGAATATAACCAATTTGTTCAATTTCCTCATCGATGGTATCAACACCAGTATCGATGACCTCATCCTCATAACGGAAGAGTTCACATCTCAACTCATAAACGTAGTTCTTCTTGAGTTGATAGAAAGGTTGTTCGTGCTCAACATACTTAATTTCAAACAACCTTTCACCCAGAGGGAAATAAATCAGATCTCCCTCTTTGGGGCGAGTGGAAAGTTCAACATTACTAAGATTTTCAATCAGAGGAGTAATGTAGTTTTCAAATCTCTCTCTTGAGATGGTAAGGGTCAGATCATCTTTTTCTTCAATGCCAAACTTGGTAAGGAGCGTTTGTTGTCCACCAAAACCATCATAAGTGTTTACATATGCCTCAAGTGGATAAGCATTATTAAACTCAGACTGAATGACTTCATTAATATCCGTGGTGATATACTGTCTTGGCATGTAATAAACTTCAACCCCATACATTCGAAGTTGTTCGTTTATTAGGTCCTGGAGAAGACCTTGCTCTGTTGTTGATCCGTTTAGAAAGAAAGGATTGAGTGCCATTGGTTAGTCCTCAACCAATAAGATCCATTGGTGGCAGTTCATAATAAGAGGACATTTCCTCACGAATCTTGTTTACCTCTTCCACTCCATCTTCATAAATCTCTCTTCCGTTGAATTCAATTCCACCAGGAAGTTTGACACCTTGGAACTTGATGAGGTTCTGTCCCCATTGTTTCTTCACCAGAGCAGTTGTGTAACGCTTCAGGAATGAATCATTCCAAATTCTGGAATAATCTGTTCCATCCATTGCGACGTGGCAATCAAGAACAATGAAGTCACCAGCTTGAATAGTGTCCCAGTCAACGTCCAGATAAAGTCTGTCTTGTCTCTGATTAAAACGAATTTGCTTGTGTGTATTCAGAAGGAAGTTGAGTGTCTCAAGGTAAGTCATTGACATTGAATAGGACAACAGGTCAGTTTGTCCCCAATTATAAACGTCGTTCAAGAACAACTGATACTTGAAACTAAACAAATTGTTGGTGTTGATGCCCTGAGCATCATCCCACTGGAAAACCTTGTCCACACCAATAACATTAGGTGGAACTTGAAGATAATTGCTGTTTTCGTAATAAGTGAATGTAGTTGCAGTTCCCACAATCGTTGTGGTCGCTGAAGTACTTGCAATGCCAGCTGTGCCAGCACCAGTTGCTGGAGCGCCAGGTGGTCTTGCTTTACCACGATCGACATCATCTTGAGTAACCTGATACTTCAGGTAGTTACGATAAACACCATCAAAGTGTCTTTCTTGGAAATATTGAATGGCATCATCAATCAGATCCTCAACCTGCTCATCAGCAACGTTGATTTCCAGAACAGGAGCGCCCAACTGCCTCAGCACATAGTTCTTAAATTCTGTTCTACTGGAA